GATTTTTTGAATCTCAAGAACCTCTTTACTGGAATGTCTGCATTAGGATATGCCATGGAACAAGGAAGAGAAGAGATTACACTAATAGGTTTTGATGCATTACAACATGGTGATGTGTCGAATGTGTATGAAGGTGAAGATTTTTATTTACCTAAATATACTACTGAGGACAGAGTGTTTGATGCACAACGTTCTCAATTCATTGCACTGTTAAAGCAGTATCCGAATAGTCGAGTTTATTTCAAAAACTCACTAGACGAACTGGAGTTGACAGTGTATAATGAACTTAATTACTATGAAAGTAGTGATGAATGGATTCTTGGAGAAGGGTTTCTTCAAGAGTCTTAATATAATAAGATACAATGCAATACAATAGGAGAATACAATGTCATCTTTAGATAAACTTAGACAGGCCATGGAGTCTGCAACTCCCCAATCTGGCGGAGAAAAAAAATCTTACGGCGATGATCGCTTTTGGAAACCTGAACTCGACAAGAGTGGTAATGGGTTTGCTGTGATTCGCTTCTTACCTACCCCTGAAGGGGAAGAAATGCCTTGGGCATCCTACTGGGATCATGGATTCCAAGGGCCTGGTGGTTGGTATATCGAGAAGTCTCTAACGACTATCGGTAAACAAGACCCTGTGTCAGAATACAACACTCAGTTGTGGAACACTGGGATTGAGGCAAACAAAGAACAGGCACGTAAACAGAAAAGACGTTTACACTATGTGTCTAATATTTTTGTTGTATCAGACCCTAAAAATCCTGACAACGAAGGTAAAGTCTTCCTTTATCGTTATGGTAAAAAAATCTTCGAACAACTTAAGGAGGCAATCTCACCTGCATTTGAGGACGAGAAAGCAATCAATCCTTTTGACTTGAGAGAAGAAGGTGCAAACTTCAAAATCAAAATTAGAAAAGTTGATGGTTATTGGAACTACGACAAATCTGAGTTTGAAACACCTGCACCACTTTTTGATGATGAAACTAAGTTGAATACTATAAATAGTTCAACTTTCTCATTGTCAGAAATCGTTGCACCAAATGAGTTCAAGTCTTACGAAGAACTCAAAGAGAAACTAGACAGAGTACTAGGTCTCTCAGGTGGTGTGAGTACATCAACTGCAGAATCAGTTGCAGAAGACCTAGATGAAGTGCCTTGGTCAAATGTAAATACTGCATCTGTAGCAGATGAACCTGTAGTCCCATCAGTGGAAACATCTTCAGAAAGTGTCGAAGAAGATGATGATGCGATGGACTACTTCAAAAGACTTGCTACAGAGTAGTAAGTCTTTGTATAGGGGATGGAAGATTACATTATGTGTGTCCGTGATAAGTCTTCCATTTCACTGAGACCGTGGATTATAAATGGGGGTACTCAGTAAGGGCAAGATGATGTGTGTAAAAGCGGTGTCATCGGTATGTAGCGGGAATGCTGTAAGGCGTGGGGCGAACATACACTTTTTAAGAGAAATAAATTAATATGCCAAGTATAACACCAAGGAAAAATCCGAAGACTAATAATGTCGAACCTTTTGACAGAATGCTTCGTAGGTTTAAGAAATCATGTGAACGTGCAGGTATTGTACAAGAAGTCCGTGAACGAGAATATTTTGAAAAACCTGCATCGATTCGTAATCAAAAGAATCAAGACATTAAGAGACGTAAGAAATTACAAGCAAAAAGAGATGCAATTAAAAATTATCGCAGGAAATAAACATGAACGGCAAAGGTTCAAAGAGACGACCACAAGTTATCTCTCAATCACAATTCGAAGAAGCATGGGATAAAATCTTTGTAAGAAAGGTTACACCTGAGCATGGAATAACTCACGTGCATAAAGATAAAACTAAGGTCATTCCAAGAAAACAAAAGTACAATGATATATAATATCACTAATCCTGACTATAGTCTTAATCAAGATGCTATAGAAAGACTTAGAGGAGATTTCGAAACCGTATCAAAGGTTGCACCTCCTAAGATTGTTAAACTAGGTGATGCAATGCATCGTTATAACCTAATAGAAGATATCAATCCTTCACTTCCATACGTTAAACACTTACTGAATAATTTACATCGTGAACCTGTAACCAAAGAAACCTTTGGTGTTAAGATGTCAAATCCTGATGATAACAATAACTTTCATGCAATCAAACTCATGTATCTTATTCATACAGCTATAACAACAGGATTCTATTCATATTGTCAAGCATGTATTCATACAAAACGTCAGAATCCTAAGTGGTTTGTACATCCAGGCCAGTTCAGAGAGAAAGCATTAATTCATTGTGGTAAAGAAAATGCAGAGTTCATCGTGTGGGACAGTCAGAATATGATTGATGCACCTGTACTATCATTCGATGATTGGAGTTCTAAGTTCTTACACAATGCAGAACACGAAAGAGATTTACACATTGCAGTCCACAACGAAGAACATAAAAAAATTGTTGAGTTTCATGTAGGTGAAGACAGACCTGCATTCTATGATTTAGGACAACAAGTTTTCGAAATGTATGGTGGTAAGAAACCATACCTCATTGGTGAATGTAATGATTCCATTGCAGAGTACTTCAGTAATGATGAATCAAGTAACGTTCATGTCCATGCTCATCAAAAACTGCAAGAATCAGATTTGATGATTCTATTAACTGCCCATCCAAATATAGGAGATATTCGTACAGATAGTCTGACCATTTCTCGTAAATAAACATAAATAAGAGACAATGTCAGGTTTATTTGAGCAATACGATAATCTTCTACCAGCAGAAATACAAGAAAAGACTAGTGAAAGTCTAGACTGGTTTAGAAAGAATCTAAGAAAGATAACTTTGAGAGAAGACCAAGTGTCACGTTCTCAAGGTGAAACGGCGTCTCCGTCTAATATGAGGACAGGAGAAATGTTCATGTATATGTACGATGCAAAGTATAAAGACTTACTTCCATGGTATGACCGTTTCCCTCTTATGATTTTGTTAGAGAAATCACCTAAGGGATTCTTAGGACTTAACCTACATTACATAGCACCTAGATATCGTGCAGTATTATTAGAGGAGTTATATAAGTACTCCACTGATGAAGATTTAGAAGAAGGTGCAAGATTTAAACTGACTTATGAACTATTAAAGTCAGTCAGTAAATTGAAGTACGGCATTCCATGTGTAAAACGTTATCTATGGCCACACATCGATAGTAGGATACAAAGAGTATTACCTGAACACTGGGATGTGGTAAGTATGTTACCACTTCAAAGATTTAACACGAATGCAAACACAGTGTATGCAGATAGTAGAAGGAAATTTGGATGAGTCATTTAGATATAGATAAATTTAAAAGTAATTTTGATAATGGTGCTAGAGCCAATAGATTTGAAGTAGATTTTTATTGTACTAATCTAGGACTTAATTGGGAAGGATTAAGAGTTGAATCTTGCAGTTTGCCAGGCAGACAGTTAGAAACTTCTCAGTTTTCAGAATACGGGCCTATTAGAAACTTACCATTTCAAACTGCATACGATGGTGGTCAGGTTGACTTCACTTTCTTATGTGATTCATCTTTTGCAGATAGATTTCTAATCGAAGCATGGATGGATGAAATCATAAGTGGTGGTGCATCAACCACCACAGAAGGTGATACTGAAGATGGCCCATCAAACAATATTGTTGCATCAGGTAATCGTGCAAAACCCACTTATTCATACTATAACAATTACATTGGTGAAGTGATAATTAAACAATTAAGACAAAATGGTAAGGGTGCATTAGAGTATAGATTATTCGAAGCATATCCAGTTGCATTTGCACCTATGGAACTAAATTCAACATCAACCGATAGTATTATGAGATTTACTTGCACAATTGCATTTAGAACATTCTCAACAAGATATGTGGAAGATCCATCTGCAGGAAGTCTTATAAATAAAGGAAGAAAGATTCTCGATATTCTTTTGGAAGGTGGAAAGATTGCAGACAGGTTTGGTAAAGGTAATTCTTTCAATGACCGTCTGAATAAACTGGATGAAAGATTAAGTCGAATTGGTTCTATCTTCGGATAGATTATAATAATGGAGTAGATTATGGGATTACCAATCCAAACAACGCCAACTTACACATGTGAGTTACCTAGTGATGGTCGTACTGTAAAGTATAGACCGTTCTTAGTTAAAGAACAGAAAGTTTTAATGTTGGCAAGAGAGAGTGAAAGCAATGCACAGATTTTAGATGCAGTGAAGACACTTATTAGTAATGTAACATTTGACTCATTGGATGTGGATGCATTAATGATGATTGACCTTGAATATCTTTTCTTAAAGATTAGGTCAGTATCAGTTGGTGAATCTGCAGACGTTGTAGTTGGATGTGGTGAAACAGATTGTCAAGGGTCAGGACAAGTCAAGATTAAACTTGATGATGTTGAAGTAAAAGGTTCTATACCTGAAGACAATAAAGTTATGTTAAATGACACAACTGGTTTGACACTTAAAGTTCCCTCAGTTGGAGCAATGAGTACAATGGGTGATATTGCAGAAGATGAAATGACAATGGAAGTGTTGAAAAAGAGTATAGACACAATCTTCGATGAAGAAAATGTTTATGAATCTTCTGATGTTTCAAAAGAAGACTTGGATGAGTTTGTTGAAAGTTTAACCATGCAACAGGTTCAATTAATTTCTGAGTTCTTTGAAGACATGCCTAGACTTGAAAAAGAAGTCGAGTTCCAGTGTAATTTATGTAACAAAGAGCAAAGTAGACTATTACAAGGACTACAAAGTTTTTTTTAATAGCTCTTTCTCATGAGAATATGGTCAATTATTATGAGACCAATTTTCAGTTAATGCAACACCACAAGTATTCGTTAACTGAATTAGATGGAATGATGCCGTGGGAAAGAGAGGTTTACATTAGACTTCTCCTTGCACATCTTGAAGAAGAAAAGATGAAGCAGGAGAAACAAAAAATGAGACGATAATTTTTATATTATGTGTACGTGATTTAATTTAGAGGACACATAATGACAACAGAAACAGTAGACACAGGCAGAAATGAAGTCGAGATTGATCTTGATAAGTACACTAATCTAGTGTTAAAACTAGATGAGGCAAACGACAAGATTAAAGAGATGGAAAAAATGTCAAAGGAACTGAAGATTGCAACTATGGCTGCAAAACCCCAAACGAAGTTTTCGTTTGGTGCATTGTTTAGAGATGAGAACGATATCAATGAGAAATCAATCATTGGTTTCGCATCTTTCTTAATGATGCTTGCATTCGGTATTGTAGATTTAGTAACAGGATTTTGGGGACAAGACCTACAAATCTCTGACACTATCTACACTTCATTCGTAGTAGTAACCTTAGGTTCATTTGGTATTGCTGAAGCTGGTAAAGCATTCAGTAAACAATAGGAATTTAAATAAATGGCAGATAACAACACAGACTTGTTGATAGACCCCCTTAAAAAACTTGGGACTGCATTCTCTAATGCAACTCAAGGATTCATGAAGGCATCAAGTCCACTCTATGCAGCACGTGCTACATTGCAATCCTACAATGCAAGTCTAAAGAGTGCAAAAGACCAATTTGACAGTCAACAAGTTGAACTTGCACGACAACGTGATGCAGAGTTATCCATGTTGAAAGAAGGTTCTGCCGAACATTCTGCAGTTCTCTCTGACTATACTTCTAAACTAGAAAGCCTTACAGATACTTTTGAAGAGAAAGAAAAGGTTCTCAAGAAGAGTGTAGAGAATCAAGAGAAAATTGTAGAGAAAGAAAAAGATATCAACCGTCAATCCTTTGGTGTTGCACGTGGATTTGAACGTGTATCACAAGGTATGAATTCAATTCAAGAAGGTATCAAAGGTCTCACCTTTGGTCTCGTAGACCTTACTGCAGGCACAGGTAAACTAGGAGAGTTCTTCGGAGGACTACAAAGTACTTTAACTGGTATCATATCAGTTGGTGCTGGTGTTGCAGAAATGTTTACAGGATTGTTGAATTATGGAGCTATATTGCCTAGAAATATAGGTAACTTTAATAAAAAAATTAAAGAAGGATTAACTTCATTTTCTGATGGTTTTGTAAATCTATTCAGAGACCGTTCTGCAGAATTTGACCAAGGTCTTTCAGCAGGTATTAAAAACTTTAAACAATTCCCTGATAGAATTAGTGGTCTTTTTGGTAAAAAGAAAGTTGATGCACAGGGGAAGGTTAGAGACAACAAGGGTAAATTTGCAAAAGGTGATGCAGACGGTGTCAGTGCAGGAACAGAACTAAAAGATAAACTTGTTGCATTTAAAGATGGTATCGGTGAGTCACTTAGTCCCAAAAGATTTAAAACAGGTATTGGGAAGATATCAAAAAATTTCATGGGTGGAATTAAAGGTGCATTTTCAAGTTTTGGTAAAGCATTTAAAACCCTTGCAATGGCAGGTAAGGCATTCCTTGTTGGTGCAGGTGCATTCTTAAAATCTGCACTTGTCTTTGCAGGAACAGCACTTATATCCTTAGGTTCTATGATTCTAGGGATGATGCCATTCATTCTAATTGGTGTTGCAGTTGTAGCTCTTGCTGTACTTGCATATAAGGCACTCAAAGTATTTGATGAGAAGTTCCCATGGTTCTTTGATTCAATTCAATGGTTCTTTGGAAAAATATACGAATACGGTAAAGTTGTAATAGGTGCGATATGGGGTGGAATTAAATCTGCATTTAAATCGATTACAGACCTATTTAAATTTGATGAAGACACAAGTCTATTTGGACGATTGATAGACATAGTCATGTTACCAGTTAACATGGCAATTAATTTCATAAAAGGTATATTTGGTTGGGGTGACCCTGATGAACCTTTCAGAATGTCAGAGTTTATATTCGGTCTCTTTGATACAGTTGTCGGTTGGTTTAAAGGTATTTTTGCTTGGGGTAAATCAGAAGGTGATGATGGAGAAGGTGGTTGGTCTTTATTAAAATTCATAGACGGTGTTTACTCTTCGGTTATAGAGTGGATTGCAGGAATCTTTGGATTCCAGTTGTCTGAAGACGGAGAGTCATTTAGTCTATTTGGTTTTATTAATGAACAAGTAGGAAAGGTGTGGGACTGGATAAAAGAAACATTTAGTTGGGGTAACGTCAAAGACACTGTTGGTGGATGGTTAGGATTCGGTGGTGATGATGAAGTAGATGGTGAGAGAGCAATGGGTGGCCCAGTTGCAAAAGGAAACTCTTATCTTGTTGGCGAGAAAGGCCCTGAAATATTTACTCCAAGTCAGAGTGGTAACATCATACCAAACGATGAAGTTAGAACTGCAGCAATGTTAAAACAGGGACAAGATGATGTGGACAGTGCAAAACAAACTGCTATGAATGCAGTGATGTCTACTTCAATGGTGACACAACAAAACGTATCTAACAGTCAAACACAAATATCAAGTAAGATTAGTACTAGAAACTCAGACCCATCAATAGGTCGTACAGCTGCATTAGCAACTTAACAGTTTAAGATACTCTTCAACTTTCTTTAAGTCTTCAGGTGTGTCTACGGACAGTCCTACATCTTTGACTTCAACCATTTGTACATCGTATCCATGTTCTAAGTATCGTAACATCTCAATTTGTTCTGCTTCTTCTAGTGGTCTTTGTTCTAACTGAGAGAAGAGTTCTAACCCTCTTCTTGTGAACACATACAATCCTAGTTGTTGATAATAGTCAACCACATCTGTATCATCACACTTGGGATAAGGAATAGGTAATCTAGAGTAGAACATTGCGTGTCTACTATCATCGCA